ACGGCCGAGAATCAGGCAAACGTCAATACGATGCGCATGGTGCGGGCAATGGTGCCAAAGAAGTCGCGCATCAAGGACGATTACGACCTGGAGGCTGGCAAGACAATCTTCCATGTGCCGGGCGGTGGGCAGCTTATGATCATCACAAGCTCGCCAACCACTGAAGAGGGTGCGCTCGTCACTTTCGGTATCCTGGACCAGACAGAGTCCTTCTACAGCGTCAATGGCGGCATTGAGCTGAAGCGTGTAATGGACCGCAACGCGCGGAAGTCAGGCTCGCGCCTACTCGAGACCAGCAACGCCTGGATTCCCGGCCGGGATTCAATTGCCGAGGAGACATATGAGGCATGGGTGATGCAGGAGCTTGGCCAGCTGAAGGGCGATGCGAAGATTCTGTACGACTGCCGAATGGCTCCGCCGGATATCGACTTTGACAATCCGGAGGATATCCTCCGCGGAGTGGACTTCGCCTACGGGGATGCGCACTGGGTGAATCGTACGGACATTGTTGAGGCAATCCTTAGCCCGACAACTCCGATTGACGTGAGCAAGCGCTTCTACCTCAACTGGCCAGAGGTAGCTGAGGACGCCTGGGTCCTGCCGCAGCAGTGGGACAGGATGGCCGATACGACGCATGTGCTCCATGACGATGCTGAGATAACGATTGGCTTTGACGGTAGCCGGGTTGAGGACGCTACGGCGATTGTTGGCTGCGAGATCAGTACTGGGTTTGTGTTCGATATTGGCATATGGGAGACCAGAGACGCGCGTGGGGACAGAATTCCTATTCCGGTAGCTGAGGTGAATGCCGCGATCGATATGGCGTTCAACACCTGGAACGTCTGGGCGTTCTTCGCCGACGTGAAGGAATGGGAGGAGAGCACAAAGGTCAGCTGGCGTGCGAAGTACATGGAGCAGCTGTCGGACAAGGTGTGGTCAGTACCGGGCGGCAGAGACCCGCAGCCGATAGCCTGGGACATGCGCTCGCATGTGGGCGAGTTCACGGCCGCAGCTGAGATGGTGCAGAAGGAGATTGAGAACGGTGCATATCGGCATGATGGCTCTGGCGTTCTGAGGAGGCATGTCGTCAACTCCCGGCGCTCGCCTAACCGCTGGGGGATCAGCGTCTCCAAGGAGGCGCCAAAGTCACCCAATAAGATTGACGGGAACGTAGCTCATATCATCGCCCGCCATGCGCGGAGGCTGGTACTGGGCAGCAAGCAGTGGCAGGAAAGGCTCGAGAAGATTAAGCACCCCGGCAAGGGTGGGAAGGTCTGGAGCTGGTCGTGACTGGATTCAATCCGGCAGAGCCAAGGGGATTTCATGGACGCTGGGCTCTCGAGGGAGCTTTCCGAGGTATGGTTGACAAATCGACAGATACTGGTCGAGCTAAGGTTCAGACACCTTCCCAGTTTCTGCATCCGGGTACTGGCCACGCCATGGGAAAGACTGAGATTGGTGACACCTACGAGCAGCTGTTCCGGATGCGTGGGGCTCATCTGGTTGAGCTGCATTATGGCCACCCCTATGTGGAGATTGCCGGCGCTGGGAGTGTGGCAAAAGGTCGCTCTTCACGAACTACTGCGCTCGACTTCAGACTCAACCATAAGTATGGTGGAGAGCTGAAGACGCTCAACTCAAATGCCAAGAATAAGAAGACGGCAATCAAGAAGGAAGAGCAGAAGCGTAAGATTGATGCGGCTGCCGCCGAGGGACTTGACCCATTGCTCGTAGTTCAGGTGGTAGACCAGGACAACCGAACAGTGCGGGTGTACGCCTACCGGGGATTCGCCAGCAAGGCCGTGTCCTCGATGGAGCACCTGGGAACGTACCAGTACAGCAGAGAGGATTTCCGGAATGCCCAGATCCGGACCGGACACTGGTCCCAGCGCAAGGCAAGAGCCGGACGCCGATCCTGACCCGCAGGACGATGTGGTCATTGAGCTGGTTGGTGACGTCCCATTCATCTATCCGGATACGCCAGCCAGTGAGGACCAGATGCAGAAGCTCAGGGGTGACGTCGCATGATCATTGACGAGCAGGATGTGGCCCAGGTTGCGGCCGCGATGCTCTCAGTTCACCAGAGCGATCTCGCCAGGCTCCGGAAGATTGATAACTACATCAGCGGTAAGCACGCCCCACCATATGTGCCGACGAAAGGCGCGACGCAGGAGTATCGCTGGATCAGGCAGAGGTCTGTTCGGAATTTCCTGCCGCTCATTCTCAGCGTGATCAGCCAGAACCTGCATGTCGACGGTTACCGGCGCTCGGATGCCCCGGTTGATGAGACGGGATTCGGCGCAGAGCCTGATCCATCCTGGGACGCATTCCGAGCTAACCGAATGATCAGCAGGCAGCACGGAATTCACCGGGCGACGCTCAAGCACGGCGTCAGCTATGTCACCGTGATGCCGGGCACAATGGCCGTGGGTGAAGAGCAGAAGCAGATGCCGGTGATCAGCCCGGTGAGCGCTGGGCGGATGTCTGCCTTGTATGCCGATGCGGTGAATGACGAGTGGCCCCAGCTGGCCGTTGAGGTGACCCAGCTGAATGACTCGGCTGCGCCCGGCAAGGTCAGAACGATGGTGACCGTCTACGATGACGACAAGCGCTACATCCTGATGAGCCAGTCCGGGAGCAATGCCGCACTGCCCCTGGAGATTGCTGATTCGGATGACCCGTATCTGAATGGGAAATCACCGGTGGCCAGCCACGGCCTTGGCGTGTGTCCGGTTGTTCGCTTCCTGCATGAATATGACCTTGACGGCGAGAACGTGTCGGGTGAGATCGAGCCGCTGATCGTCATTCAGGACCAGATCAATTTCGACACGTTCAACCTAATGATGGCAGAGCAGTTCGCTAGCTTCAGGCAGCGCTGGGTGACGGGGATTGCGGCTGTCGATGAGCAGGGTCGGTCTGCCGAGCCATTTCGGCCTGGCGTTGATCGCATGTTCGCTAGCGATGATGCTGCGACCAAGTTCGGGGAATTCGACGCCACTCCGCTGTCGCCTTACATCGACTCGCGCGAGGCTGGGATTCGGCATATGTCCACAATCTCCCAGGTTCCGCCATTCCACCTCCTGGGGCAGATTGCTAACCTGTCGGCTGAGGCACTGGCTGCCGCATCGGACGGGCTCAGCCGCAAGGTTGATGAAGAGAAGGCAATGCTGACCGATAGCTGGAGGAATACATTCCGGCTGTGCTCAAAGGCTGCCGGCGATACCGACGGCTGGAATGATCTGAATGGAGTTGTGGTCTGGCGCGACACCTCACCGCGCTCGTTTGCCGCGACAATTGACGCTCTGGGCAAGGTGGCTCAGATGCTCGGCGTTCCGGTCGAGGAACTGTGGGCTAGGATCCCGGGCGTAACGGCAGATGACGTGGACGCCTGGCAGCAGGCGAGGCAGAGGGCACTGGCCCAGGCTACGGCCGACCAGGCAGCGAAGACGGCCCTGGCGGTGGCAGCCCAGCAGCTGGCATCGCCCTACCCGCCACAGCCTGGCGCGGGAGGTGCGCCCCCAGGCCCAGGTATGGGTCCACCGCCGAACGGCCAGCAGGGGACAGCAGGGCCACAGGGAGGGCCACCTCCGCCTGAGAACCCAGCCATTGCAGCCGCCCAGAAGATGCTGGCTGCTCCAGCGCCGAAGGGTCCGGGAGGTAAGCCACCGCGATGACCACGCCTGCGACGGGTGTCGGAAATGTAGCGACAAACGAGGGCCGACCCAGGGTAAGGCCTGGGCGGGTACTTCCGGCCACGCTAATGTCGGATACGGCCACACAGGTGGGCCTACCAGGTAAGGTGACGACGCAGCAGCTAGCTGCAATGTATCGACAGCGCCAGATGGCCATTGGCCTGGCAGCTAGCCGGGCGGTCGCAGCGGTCTGGCAGCAGAACGTGGATCCAGCCGACATGAACGCCAGCTGGGGTGCGCTCCGGGACATTGTGCTTCAGCTGATTCGCAGCTATTTCCAGGCAGCGTCCGCGGACTCGGCGCAGACGTTTGAGCAGCTACGGGTGCTATCTGATCTGCCATTCAGACAGGCCAGAATTGCTACGCTTCCGGCACAGGAGCTTGAGAGGGTAACCGATAGCCAGAGCATTGGGCGATTCTTCCAGCTGGCTCCAGATATGCCGACGGAGATGGCCGGCGAGCATGCCGGACAGGCTCTCGAGGCTGCGAGCGCTAGGCTGGCTCTCAAGGGTGGCCGACAGACAATGGTAGAGGCCGTTCACTCGGACCCACTAGCTACCGGCTGGGAGCGGACGATATCCGGTACGGCATGCAGCTTCTGCTCAATGCTCGCTAGTCGCGGCGCGGTCTACAAGTCTGAGAAGTCAGCCGATTTCCGAGCCCATGATCATTGCAACTGTACAGCGCTTCCGGTATTCAGAGGCCAGGAGGCTAGCCCACAGAGCCTGGACCTGGCAAGGCAGTGGAGAGAAGTCACAGCACGTAAGTCAGGAGCAGCCGCCAGGAGAGCCTGGCAAGATCACTGGGAGAAGACCAATGGCGGACGCATCAGCGGAGCAACTTCGGAAACTGAAGGAGCGGGGATTGGCAATGGCCAACGCTCAGGGGGATCCGAGTTTTCCAATAACCCAGCGAACGGGTAGCGACAGCCTAGCCAATGCAATTGCGGCTGTCGGAAGGTCTCGTCCAAACACACCAGAGCATCGCGCAGCCGTTAGAAGGTATATCATACGGGTGGCCAGGCAGAAAGGCTGGTCATCCGATATCCCGGACAGCTGGAATTCTGACGGGACGTTGAGCACCGGAGGAAGCTAATGGTTTTCCCGGCAGGGCAGTGGAATGCAGCCCTACATCCACGCGCCGGTGGTGGGCGGTTTGGACAGGCGAATAATCCCCAGCAGCAGCCCCAGGGTCGGCAGCGATCCGGAGGCGCAAATGCTGCCAAGGTCAAGGCACAGCTGCTCAGCCGGGCTAAGGAATATCGGCAGCAGGCAGCCCGATGCTCCGAGCAGATATCCGAGAGGCGTGCACAGATCCAGAGCCTCCGCGGATCTCATTCCAGACGCTCCAGTACTACGGCCAAGCGCAGTACGACCTCGGCAAAGACCAAGGGTACCAAATCTGGTCACGCCAAGAAGACGACTACCAAGGCCAAGGCAGCTACGGCGAAGTCGAGAGCAGCCTCGACAAGAGCTACGAATGCCGCCAAGAGCGTTACCGCGAAAGAGATCGGCAAGCTGACCTATCAGATCCACGGCCTACAGAGGCAGCGTGAGCAGCTACTCACTAGGGCCGAACAGCTAACGGCACAAGCGAGGAAACTGTAATGGTTGCTGGCAGAGAGCTGAGCCCGGGAGATGTCCAGGCTACTGAGCGTCTGAAGAGGTACTGGGCTGAGGGCGAGGGTGCAGCTAAGATTCGCTGGGGTGTGCCTGGCGATTTCGATCGCTGCGTAGCCGAGGTTGAGAAGTACATGGGGCCAAAGGCCAAGGGATACTGTGCCAATCTCCATCACCGTGCGACGGGTGCCTGGCCGGGCCATGCGCCTACCGAGCAGGCAGGCTGACCAATGGCGTTCAATCCGGACGAGCCCAGAGGGCCGGGCGGTAAGTGGATCCATCTCGGTGCGGCTATCGAGAAGGTGGCCGGACTCCAGAAGGGCAAGCGTACCTATGTCAATGGGCACGTGGTGCGCAATCTGGACCAGGGATATCGCGTTCGTATCAACGGCGTAGCCAAGAACTACTCTAGCCATGAGGATGCAGCGCGGGCGATGCACGCCGGTGAGCATATCGGCTCGACTCCTGAGGCTGCTATTCGCAGAGAGGCTAGCCGGGCGAATGCGCCTAAGACTGCGTCTACGCCTGAGCAGGTGCTTAGGCCAAGGGCACCAATGGCTGAAGCGACTCCTTCTCGCGGGCGTGGTGTTACGACCCAGACCCTAGCTGACGAACAGCGCCAGCGTGAGGAGCGTCGTTCGGCGGCAATCATGTCTGGGGAACGTCCTAATGCACTGGACGGCTCGACGGCGCAAATGCAAGCTGCAATGGAGCGTGGAGAGATCACCCCACGACAAGTCGCAGAAGAAATGCAGCGTCGTTCGCAAATTCGCCAGGAGGCATTCAACCAGGCTCGCGGTGGAGGGCTGACAGTACATAGTGGTCCGATGGGGACATCAGAACAGCGTGGTCGGCCGTCAACCGTCGGCGGATCGCCGCATGTTCATGCCATCGAGAATGCGCGCCGGATCGGTACTGGGCAGTCAGGTGGCTATGAGCCTCCAGGCTCGAAGATTGCCATCAAGGGTCTGCCGGCCCGGTATTCCGCCTATCAGACTACCAAGACATACGGCAAAGAGGGCCGACCGGATATCGAGCTAGTGCACGAATCAGAAGGTCATGTCGCTACGCTCACACATCAGGGCGGAGGCAAGTACACCTATCGGCTAACGCATTCCGATGTCGTCTCCAGAAACGAGCCGTATGCGATAACTAGTAAGCAGCCGAAGACGCAGTCGGCAGTCTCGGCTAGTGCGATAATGCACCATGAGGCTGCGATGCCCGGTCGGCAAAGGAGCATGCCCGAGAAGAATTACAATCACGAGGCATCAATGGCCAGCCTCCGGGAGCGGCTCCGGGAGCAGCCGCCGCATTCGCAGTACACGCCGGAAGAGATCGTTGATATGCGGCGCGCGGATATCGAGACGCAACTACGGGCTGGCGACAAGTTCATTACCGTCAAGGTGCCTAGCGGGTCAGAGGTCAGCATGCGGGCCGAGACGGCTCGCATTCTGCTAGAGGAGACCAAGAAGAATCAGGAGCAGTTGTTCCGGTCACAGATGCTCGGCCGGACCGGAATGCAACGTTCGTATTCACAGCAGTCAAGCATTGCGGCTCATGAAGAGCTGCTCCGGAAAATGGGAAGGACTCCGGGAAGTCGCGCTGGGTCTGCTCAGATAGCAGACAGGTCTATGCGTGGCAGGACGAGCCGTGGTAACCTGAGGATGAAGTAAGGAGAAGCAATGCCAGAGAATTTGGACTTCGGCCGTGGGGATGACATCCTCAGGGCAAGCGCTGTTGCCGAGCTTGGTGATCGGGGCAGCCACACGACCGTGTTCCAGGTGCGGCGCTGGAGTGAGGACGAAATTGCCTATACGCTCCGTAGACTGGACCTGCCGAAGGACACACCGCTATTCCCGCGTCATTTCCGGGAGGCTGGCGCTGCGCCGTATTCGAACACGGCACATGTCGGCAACCTGATCATGAATACGATGTGGGGCAGGCTGCTCACGTCGTACTTCGGTACGTACACTGCGCCTACCAAGTTCAGCTCGACTGTTGGGCGGATCGGAATTGGGATTGCGACCTCTCCGGCTGCGACCTATACTGATACCGACCTCTCGGCAGCAGCCGGTGGCGCCAACCGGTTGTTCAAGTTCTGTGCCGCCGCGCCGACGTCAACTCTGACGCTGGCCACGCGCTCGCTGGCCTGGACCGCTACGTTCCAGGCAGCCGATGCCCAGTTCGCCTGGAACGAGTTCGGTATCGACCAGGGTACGACTGACGGCACGACCGTGGTCGCAGACTTCATCAATCATGCTACATCAATCGCTCAGGGCACGAAAGGCTCCAACCAGATCTGGACTGCCAACGCGACTCTTACCTGGACCTGATATGCCGGCAACAAAGATCCTCCTGACCGCGCCGAAAGGGCCGCAGTCAATCGCAGACGGTACGCCGAATGCGACGGCGACCCTGGGCGATATCTCAGCACAGCGTACCTTCGATCCGGATGATCTGGATATCGGCACTATTGTCCGGCTCCGGGCACGTGGTGAGTACACTTGTGGCTCGACCGCTACGAACGGAACCTGTGGCTTCTACTACGGTGGGGCAACGGCGAACAAGCCTCTGGCCACATTGTCGGCGCAGGCCATGACGATAAGCCAGACGTCTATTCCTTGGTGGATGGAATATGAGGGTGAGATCCGGGCTACCGGGGCATCTGGCTCTATCCAGGGAATGGGCATGATCTGGTGGCCGAGCAGCCTTACCGCCGGAACCTGGATCGCGATTCCATCGACGCTGGCAGCGCGGACAGTCACAATTGATACGACCACGCGCCAGCCCGTTACCGTGGCCGGCCTAGTGAGTCAGGTCACTGGTGCCCCTACGATCAAGGCATATTCGCTTACGCTTGAAACGATTGGCTAATGGCCGATGCGACTCGGCTCCTAGCCGATCGCAGGTATCAGCCGAGGCTGCTCTCGCAACGGCCGTCGGTACAGATCACGCCGCAATTGCTCACGTACAATGGGCTGGGCGGCAGCAACGGCGCGGTGGTAGCTGCCTCTGATACGGGCGTTGGCAATCCGTTCGATGTCGTCACCCTAGGCACAGGTGGCAATGCCGTATACGACAACACCCACGGTGCGGCCCAGGGCTGCCAGTCGATTCTGTTTACGATTGGCTCGACCTCCGCCAATGCACTGACACGCTGGACGGCCAGCTTTGTCGATGCGGATATCATCTGGTGGAGCTGCTATGTGTACTTCACCGCATATCCGGCTACGACGTTTGGGTTTGTCCTTGGCCGGCATACCGGTGATGGTTTCAACTGCGGGCAGTGGAGGCTTAACGCCACAGGTCATATTCTGCTATCGGATGCCACTATTACGGCAATGGCCACCTCGGCTAGCGTCATCCCGCTAAACCAGGCTGTGCGCCTTGAGGGCATGATGATTATGTCCAATGGCGTGGGCGGATATATGGAGTGCCGGATATATCCGGATGACGGTGCCTCCTCAGCGCCGGTAGAAGTTCTGAGCGTGGGTGGTATTCAGACCTGTGCTCAGACCGATGAGCAGACTATATCTGGCATCAGGTTTGGGTTTACGGCTGCGACGACCGCGAATATCAGCTTCAATATGTGGGGCATGCAGGTTAGCAATATCACCTACCCCACGCCGCTAGCTTTCGCTCGCGCCAACAATGCAGAGGGTGGATCTAGCGGCACGGCTGTTACGACAGCGAACGCCGGAGGTACCGGGAACGATCAGTTCAATACGGTGAACGGTACGGCGATCAAGTTTGATAACGCCCAGATAGCGCATAACACCCTGAGCTTCAAGTCTGACTATACGACCACTGGCCAGAACTACCTGACGTGGACCGGTCTGCCTGGCGGGCGGATGTGGTTCCGTATCTACCTGTACTATACTGGCAATCCTACGACCTGGGGCTCGTACTTCATGGGCGTGGGTAATGGCTATGTACGTGTGCTGACTAATGGCACGGTCTGCATGGGAACGGGCGACCATGTCAGCGGTCAGACTGTTGATGTCAATACGGTTGCGACAATTCCGACTAATCAGTGGTTCCGGGTTGAGGGATATCTGGATAACGGTGCCTGCGAGCTCAAGCTGTTCAAGACGATGGACTCTACCGTTGCTGATGAAACTCAGACCAAGACCAGCGGTGGGGTCAACTACATCAGTACGAACTCTGCCCAGTGGGGTGGACGCTCAGTAACGACTGACCCTAATGGCAATACATTCTGGTTTGACGATATCGGCCTGAGCAACACCGGATACCTAGGGCCGGTTGCTGCTGCTGTCGGCCCTACCTCGGCAACTATCACGCTGGCGGATACCGGCGCTGGTGCTGACGCAATTGTTGTTGCCGGATCTCTGGCCCTTACCGATTCTGGAACTGGAGCTGATTCTCTTGTTGCGAACGCTAGTATCGTCCTTGCGGATACCGGAGCGGGAACGGACGCCATTGCTGATTCTGCGTCGCTCTCGCTGACCGACTCCGGGACCGGCGTAGACTCTCTGGTGAATGCCGTAACGGCAACTCTGGCAGACTCCGGCGTCGGCACAGATGTTCAGTTTGTCTCTACGACTAAGACCCTGAGCGATTCCGGCGTCGGAGCCGATACCATTGTTGACTCCGTTACTGTTGCGCTTACAGACGCCGGTACTGGCGCGGATGCCCTGTCGGTTACCGTGACACTGACGCTCTCGGATTCCGGTGTCGGTGCGGATACCGTTGTCAACTCGGTTACCGTGACGCTAACATCCTCTGGTACCGGTGCGGATACCATTGTCGACTCTGCCACGGTGACGCTAGCAGAATCCGGTGTGGGGACAGATTCCGTATCTGTTACTATTCAGGGTACCTCAACGATTACCCTTACTGATTCTGGAGTCGGTGCTGACACGCTAGCTGCGGCCGTTGCGACCGCGCTGACCGATCCGGGATTCGGCTCGGACTCGGTTGTGGTCGGCGTGACGACAAGCCTGTCCGACGGTGGCGCGGGAGCCGACACCGTAGGCGACAGCGCGAGCGTAGCCCTAGCTGATCCTGGGTCCGGTGCTGATAGCCTCCTAGCGACCATCCTAGCCACACTGACGGACGCCGGGGTGGGTACCGACTCTCTGGTTGCGGTGCAGGGTGGTATCACCAAGACGATGGCTGACAGCGGTACCGGCGTAGACTCACTGGTTGTATCTGTAATAGCAAATCTGAATGATCTGGGGGAGGGCATTGACGGGGTGGTCCAGTATTTCCTGCTTCAGGACTATGGGGCTGGGAATGATACGGCGCTGGTGGCCGTCACGGTCTCGCTGGCTGACTCGGGACAGGGTACGGATACTCTGGTCGCAAATCAGGTCTCCACTATCAACCTATTTGATGCTGGGTTTGGGACCGACACTCTTGTGGTTGTACCTGATAATGCATTCACCATAACTCTGAATGATACTGGCACCGGAGTAGATACTCTCGCGGTATCGCCAGTCATCACGCTAGCTGATTCCGGGCAGGGTATTGACGGAATCGTAGTGACTGTACAGATGTGGCTTGGGTTTGATGATCCGGTTAGAGAGGGCCATGTAGGATTTGATCCAGATCAGTATCGGAGGGATCATCCGGCTGCAGAATTCGAGCCTCGGCGGATCGTGATAGCGCGGCAGACCTGGCAGATGACGTCGGACCAATTCCTACAGCATCTGAGGGATTTCCACAATAGGGCTGATCCAGCTGATCATGCCCGGGATCATGAGGACGGAATGGGTGGCTCGCCATCTCACGTCCACCGCTAGGTATTCCCTGCGGGATTAGGGTACGATTCCCGCAAGGAAGGAGCCCATTATGTCCCATACTGACGCCGAGGCAGGAGCCGGAACGGCGACTGACCAGGCCGAGGATCTCGAGCCGCAGGGCGAAGAGACTGAAGGCCAATTGGCTGATCCGGATGGCGAAACGCCTGAAGGTGAAGAAGAGGAAGACCTGGCAAGTCAGCTTGCTCACTGGAAGTCTCAGGCGAGGAAGCATGAGCAGCGGGCCAAGGAGAACAACAAGGCTGCTGCTGAACTGAAGAAGATCCAGGACAGGGACAAGTCCGAACTACAGCTGGCCGAGGAGAGAGCGGCAGAGGCAGAGCGCGAGCGCGATGAAGCCCTGCGAACGCATCACCAGATTATGGCTGCTGCCTCCTACGACATTCCTACGGACCTGATTGACTTCCTCGGTAACGGAACGGCCGAGGAGATTGACGAAAGAGCCGAATTGCTTTCGACAACGATCAGTGCTGCCGCCACTCGTATGGCGCGCCAGGTTGTGGAGGGGATGGGTCTTGAATGGCCCGGTGACGGCCGGAACGGCCGACACGGCTCCCTCACCGCCGAAGGTGCAGCTAGGGCTGGCAGTCGTCCTGTGGAGTCGCTAGTGTCCGGGACAAGCCCTGCGGGTGGCGGACCGGTTACGCCAGAAGACTTCTTCCGGCGTATGGCCCGAGGCGAAATGTAACTAGCGCGACGCCCGTCGCGCAGAATGCGAGATCTACGTGACGAACGTATACAACACCCAGATCTCGAGGACTTCGGGGCAGGCCGATGCGCTCGTCCCGGAACCCCTCGCTGCTTCCATCATCCAGATGCTGCCGACTCAGTCGGCGGCACTTTCGCTTATGCAGAAGACGCCGATGTCTAGCAAGACTCAGCGTCTGCCCGTCCTCGATGTGCTCCCGGTCTCCTACTGGGTCTCGGGTGACACCGGCATGAAGCAGACCACCTTCCAGGCCTGGAAGAACGTGGTCCTGGTCGTTGAGGAACTGGCGACCATCGTGCCCATCCCGCAGGCGTATCTCGACGACGCCGACATGCCGATCTGGTCGCAGGTCCAGCCGCGTATGGTCGAGTCGGCGGGTGCGCTCATCGACAGCGCCGTGCTCTGGGGCACGAACAAGCCATCGACCTGGGGTGAGTCTGCATTCGTCGGCTCCAAGAAGACGCTGCAGATCGTCAAGGCCGGTACCGGAACTGACTACGCCGTGGACGTCACGAACTTGGGACTGAAGATGGCGCAGTCCGGCTACAACGTCAAGGGCTTCGCTGCGATGCCCGGTATCTCCTGGAAGCTCATGGGGCTTCGGTCAACGCAGGGTGTGCCGATTTACCAGCCGAATCTGCAACAGGGCGACCCCAACGCCAACGCGTCTCTGTACGGATATCCGCTCTCCGAGGTCGACAACGGCTCCTGGAACTACAGCGCGACTGGCGCGGAGATCCTTGCGGGCGACTTCAGCAAGGCCATGATCGGGATCCGGCAGGACATCAGCTTCAAGATGTTCACGGAGGGTGTCGTGAGCAACGACTCCGGCAAGGTCATCCTGAACCTGATGCAGCAGGACTCCGTGGCCATGCGGATGGTCATGCGGCTGGCGTACGCAACCGTCAACCCGGTGTCCATCCTCCAGCCGGCACAGGGCATCACCGGCCTGCGGTGGCCGTTCGGTGCCATCCTGCCGACCTCTGCGACTGCCCCGACCACGGCGCAGGCTCTGAGCCAGATGACGTCCTACGCGACGGCTGGCGCCTACGCTGGGTTCGACCCGACGCAGTTCGGCTCGGACGAGGCAGCCCTGGCGCATGCCAGTGAGCAGCACGCTGTGGCGGCCGCCCAGGCAGCCGAGTATGAGTCCTTCCTGAGGTCCAAGGGAGTGTCGGCGGCCGACCTGAAGGCGAACGTCAAGGCCAAGCAGGACGAGCACGCTGCTGCGCTGGAGGTAGGCGAGCAGGGCTGACCGCGACAACCGGATAGGAGATAACGATGGTGCTCCCCAGCCTGGCGACGCAGGCCGATGTAGAAGCCAGGCTGGGGCGCAGCCTTACGTCTCTCGAGGCAGCACGGATTACTGCGCTACTGGCTGATGGTAGCGCATTCATACGTCGGTATTGCAGGCGCGATTTCGTCAGCAAGGTAAGTGACGTTGTTGAGATCCGCGCCTCGGATGGCGTTATCAAGCTTCCTATGCCACCGGTGCAGGCCGTACATTCCGTGCTGGCAAAGAGTGGCGCTCCGGGAATCCCGGACGTGAACGTAACCTGGTATGTGTTCGACCAGATTGACGAGATTACCGTTCCCGAGCCTACAGCCTCCGGTATCATCAGCCTGCCGGAGTTCTGGTACGACCTAGGCTGGTTCAGCCATACCTTCCAGGTGACGTACGATCACGGCGATCTCGAGATACCGCAGGAGGTAATCTCCGTCCTGAGCTTTGCAGTGATTGCCGTCCTTACCGCGCCAACAATGGCCGGCGGAGTGATTGGCGAGACGGTAGGCAGCTACAGCTACCGGCTGCAGCGTACTGGCGGAGGCGTGGTCGCTGCGCTGAAGAGCGCCGACCTGAGCGAGCTTGATGACTTCCGGGCGGGTAAGCGAGGCACGATCGCGCTAGGGAGTGGCTGATGCCTCTCCTGCAGCTCCCTCATGGCCAGACGGTAACGCTCCGGCACCGTACCGTGACCGGGCAGGATGCACGCCACAACGATGTGTACAGCCACACAGACGAGGTCATAGACAACTGCGCTATCGCACAGGG